CTGAGACAGCTCAAAATAGAGGACAAGGCAAGCGGTACAGGACTGATCCAGGACATCAAGCGGAAATATCAGATACCGGTAGCAGGCATCCAGCGCAACAAGGACAAATACACGCGACTGCTGGATGTGATAGGGTACATCGAAGCGGGGCGCGTATCATTGCCACAGGATGCACCGTGGTTGAGTGATTTCATGACAGAGTGCGAATCATTCTCAGCAGACAACACGCATCCGCATGACGACCAGATAGATCCGATGATAGATGCAATCAGCGATATGTTAGCGGGCGGTAACAAAGTTGCGCTATGGGAGAAAATGATATGAGGAAGCGGCGGCTGAAAAAACAGACTATCGACACGGCAACTAACGACGGATTTGCAAATCTCACCGCACGGATGGGACTCCAGGGCGGGAACATTGCGAGTGATGCAACATACGTATTTGATCCACTCACGAAAAACCGCCTGAAACTGGAGGCTATGTATCGGGGGAGCTGGGTAGTAGGCGCCGCAGTGGATACAATGGCCGAGGATATGACCCGTGCCGGGATTACGATCAAGGGCAGTGACGACCCGCAACAGATCGAACAGATGAACTCCGCGTTAACTAGAACAGGCGTATGGTATGCGCTAACCGAGTTGATCAAGTGGTCGCGCCTATACGGTGGGGCTATTGCTCTAATTGTGATAGACGGGCAAGATCCCTCAACGCCGCTGAACATGGATACAATTAGCAAAGGTCAATTTAAAGGGCTTAAGGTATACGACCGCTGGCAGTTGCAACCAGCTGTAAACGATCTCGTCCAGGGTGGCATGTATGACGGATTGCCTGCCTACTACGATGTAACGGCAGGCATCGCTAACGGCCCCAGAATGAGGATACACTACACCCGCGCAATCCGCATGATAGGCATACAATTACCGTTGTATCAAGCTATTGTAGAAATGGGCTGGGGTGAATCTGTCATTGAACGGCTATACGATAGACTGGTAGCGTTCGACACGGCAACCGCCGGAGCAATGAACATGCTACAGAAAGCGCACCTTCGGACAGTACGGATTAGCGGCCTACGGGAAGTGCTGGCGGCTGGTGGACAGGCCGAAGAAAACTTAATGACAATGTTCTATCATATGAGGGACTTGCAGAACAACGAGGGCATTACGCTGCTCGACAAGGATGACGAGTTCGCAACAACGAGCTACACGTTCTCCGGCCTCTCTGATATGATCCTGCAGTTCGGGCAGCAGATATCCGGCGCGTTAGGTATTCCGCTGGTTCGACTATTCGGCCAGTCTCCGGCGGGTCTCAGCAGCACGGGCGAAAGCGACATGCGCATGTACTACGACAGCATCAGCGCACAGCAAGAGTCACGGTTGAGAGATGGAATATACCGCGTGCTGCAAGTCCTACACCGCAGCCTATTTGGGGTGGCTGCCCCGGTCAATCTGGATTTCGATTTCACTTCGCTGTGGCAGACCGGTGCAAAAGAAAAAGCGGATATTGCCGCAGTAGTAGCAGATACCGTTGTGAAAGTTTTTGAAGCAGGCATCATCGATCAGCCAACTGCAATGATGGAACTACGGGCGGCAGCCGAAGCAACTGATATTTTCTCCAACATATCACAAGCGGATATTGACGAAGCACAACTTGAGCCACCGCCACCGATGATTGAGGCTGGAAATGGCACGGAATAAATTCTCAGCAAGCAGGGCGGTTGAAAGACGGTACAGCCTCACACTGCGGAAAGTGGCGCGCACCATATCTGCAATGATAGGTGCGCACATAGACGGGCCGACTCTGCACAATCAGGCGCAGTTGCAAAAGCAACTAGATCTATACTCCGAAGCAATCGGGCCGTGGGCAAACAGAGTTGCCGCAGGGTTCATCGCGTCCGTAAATCGAACAAATCAGCAGGCATGGTCGGCAAGATCGCAGGCTATCGCAACCAGGCTAAAAACCGAAATGGCTACCAGCCGGATCGGACAAGTGGCGCAACAGTTACAGAGCGAACAAGTAACACTCATTCAGAGCATACCGATTGAAGCGGGCATTCGTGCCCAACGGCTGGCAATGTCGGCGGCAACAGGCGGGAGACGTGCGGATGATGTAGCGGCGGAACTCCTGAAAACAGAACAGGTGACAACAAGCAGAGCCACGCTGATCGCACGCACCGAGATTGCAAAAGCCAATTCTGCTATAACGCAAGCACGGGCTGAGTTCGTCGGGGCGACTCATTATATTTGGCGAACAGCCGGAGATGGTGACGTAAGAGAAAGCCACGCGGAACTTGACGGGCAGGTTTTCCGCTACGATGATCCGCCATCTGTTGGAGACGAAGGGAATCATGGCCCCGGCGAATACCCCAACTGCAGATGTTATAGCGAGCCAATTATAGGCGAATAAAACATGTCAAGAAAAAAACACTTGCTTCATTAAAAAAAACAATAGATAATGTTAACATGAAATATTATTCAACAGCACAACTAAGCGAACGGATCAGCGAGACCCCAGAGGGATTCCTTATTTGCGAGGCCGTGCCAATCGCCCGTGCTGGAACTCTGCTGTACAATCCAGAGGAAACGCCGATCACTCCCGGAGACGGCGCAACATCCATCACGCGTACTATTGAGGATATTCACGACCCGGAAACTATTGCATCATTTGAGGGTAAACCGGTAACGATGAATCACCCCGATGATTTCGTGACACCCGACAACTGGCGTGAAGTAGCGGTGGGTGTAGTCCAGAATGTCCGACCGGGAGAGGGTGACGACGCAGACAAACTGTTAGCTGACCTGCTCATCACTGACCGAGACGCTATCGCCGCAGTTAAATCAAAACAGCTGCGAGAAGTATCATGCGGGTATGAAGCAGAGTACATAGAAACTGGACTAGGCACGGGGCAGCAGTCGTCTATAATCGGGAATCATGTAGCATTAGTCGCCGCCGGACGCTGCGGCTCAGAATGTGCGATATTTGACCACGCACCGAAAATAAAGGAGAAAATTATGGGCATGAAAGAAAAGATTATGGGGCTGTTCGGGAAGGCATTGGACGAGGCAATCCCGGACGATGAGGCCGCAGACGCCAAACCGGAAGTCATACCAGACGCCAAACCGGAAGTTAAGCCGGAAGTCGTTCCAGACGATGAGGCAGCAGACGAAGACCCAATGGCCGCAATGTCGGCAAGGTGCGATGCTATCGAAGCCAGATTAGCAGTGCTAGAAGCCGACGAAGCAGAGGAAGAAGATCCAGCAGCAGAGGAAGTACCTGCTCTTGACGCTGACACTGTAGCACGTGCTGAGATACTCGCTCCCGGAATTGCTAAGACCGGCGACGTTAAGGCCGAAGCATTGAAAACAGCATACGCCACAGCCGACGGCAAGGCGGCTATTGATCCTTTGCTGGCAGGAAAAACAATGGCAACAGTAGACGTTGACATGTTGTTTGTCGCCGCATCCGAACTGATGAAAGGCGCACGCCGGAAACAACTACAAAATGCCCGTATTTCCCTTGACTCATTACCCAGCATCAAGGCAGGCCCGATGACCCCAGAAAAGTTGAATGAAATTAACGCAGCTCGTTACAACAAAAATTAAAGGAGATTAACCATGGCTACAATTCTTTATCGTGCCCCCGCTGGATACGCTGGGGACATCACCCGCAGAGAGACCACCGTAGAACCGGGCATGCTGAACCCGTTGGCCGCCCCAACAGCATTCGGAGCAGTCGTCAAGGCCGTAGCTGGCAAATTCGAGAAGATCGCCGCTTCAGATGTCGCCGCCGCTTTCTACGGTATCCTTTCCCGCAGCGTACCGACTATCGCCGGAGACGCTTCACAGACGTTTGCATCTGGCACGCCGAACACCGCTCAGGTTCAGGGCATCGTTCGAAGAGGGTATGTAAATGCTGTTTGCACTGTCGATACTCCCGTCCGTGGCGGTGCCGTGCACATGGCAGTACTTACCGCAGGTGGCGACGCATTAGGCGACCTCCGCGCATCGGCCACAGCCAACACCGTTCCGCTCGTCGGCGTGACATGGGCTGTAGACGGCAAAGATGCTAACAATATTGCAGAAATTAGAATAGCCTAAAGGAGATAAAAAATGAGTACTCTCGCATATTTCGTTAATCAGCTGGACAACCTCGACACCCGACTCTATGAGCCGCTTTACAGCACTACATGGGGCAGGGATATCAAACTCCGCAGCGGAATTTCAATGGCTAACGAGTCAACCTCGTTCATCCGTTCGATGTTTGGCGGAATTGGCACACAGACCGTCTCCGGCAAACCGTGGCTGAGTGGGAATTCAACTACCCTCCCCGGCGTATCCATCAACGGCGAACGTATCGTACTTCCCCTGCGGCTGCTCGGTCAGGAGCTGTCCTATTCGTCCGTTGAGTTGGAACGTAGCCAAATGGTCGGCCAGAGCATCGACGTTCAGAAATTCACCGCAATGAATGCAATGTATCAGATGCACACAGACGAAATGGTATATACCGGCGACACTACTGTCGGCGCCACCGGCCTCGTCAATAGCGCACTCGTATCCACTGGCTCGGTTGCAGCAGACGGTACCGGCGGATTGACTGCATGGAGCACAAAAACAGCTGACCTGATCCTGCGCGACGTGAACGACATGATCAACGCCGCTTGGACTGCAACCGGTTTTGCTGCATGCCCAAACAAATTGCTTCTTCCTCCTGCAGCGTATGCCCTCGTTGCTGGGAAACGTATTGGCGATTACGGCGGCCAGTCCATTCTCGGATTCCTTGAGGATAACAGCATCAGCCTTCGCGTCAACGGGACGAAACTCGACATCCAGCCTTGCAAATGGCTAACAGGCCGTGGAGCAGGTGCTACTAACCGTATGGTATGCTACACAAACGATGAGAACCATGTAAGATTCCCGATGGTTCCTATCCGTCGTGAAACCCCTTATAACCTGGGTATCAATTTCCATGCCCCTTACATTTGGGCATTTGGTGAGCTGGAGTGGGTATATCCTGAAACTGCTCTCTACAGAGATGGCATCTAACCAATAGGGGGCGGCTTTCGGGTCGCCCCATTAAGGAGCTATTATGCAGGTACAATTTAACCGACCGGTAACAATCGGTCTTGAAACATACGGGAAGGGTCAACACTCCGTACCTGATGCAGACTGTCAGGGCAACTGGTTTTTTGATGCACTCGTAGCCGATGGCGACGCAGTAGTATTGAATCCCGAAGTAGAAGAAAAGACCAATAAGAAGAGTAAGTAAATGGACATCGCACGGTTCCGATCTGATTTTCCTGAGTTTGCGGACGCAGTGCGTTTTCCTGCGTCTACCATTACGCTTTGGTCGGGCATAGGTGAGTTGCAAATATCATCGGATCGTTTCGGCGGCCTATGGACTCAGGCCGTTAGCCTGTTCACCGCCCATAACCTAGTACTCGCAGTTGGCAACGTGGCAACATCAACAGCAGGCGGCTCACCGGGCGGTGCATCCGGTAGCATACAGAGCAAAACCGTCGGGTCTGTACGTGTGATATACGACACCGCAGGCTCTATGCTACCGAACGCCGGGCACTGGAATCAAACCAGCTATGGTCGGCAATATATACAGATGGCGCGCATGTTCGGACACGGAGCCGTGCAGATATGACACCGGGAGTCACTATCACGCGGGATGAAACCAAATCCCTACTGGCAAACATCCTGAAAATGGCAAGTAGGCGAGTACTGATCGGAATACCGGCGGATAGCCCGTCACGCGATGGGGAAACGTTGAGCAATGCTGCTATCGGCTACCTGCAGGAGAATGGAAGCACAATAAAGAATATCCCGCCGCGCCCGTTCCTGATTCCGGGGGTTGAGGCCGCCAGACCAAGAGCAATAGACGCTCTGGAAAAATACGCAGGGCAGGCATTATCAGACCCTGAAACAATAGACAAAGGTCTGCACGCCGCAGGGATGATTGCTAGAGACTCAGTGAAGCAGCGCATCATATCGCAAGAGGGGTTTGAGGTGCTTTCTGATCGTACTCTTAAGGCTCGTCGTAAAAAAGGCTTCAAAGGTGAGAAAGCTCTTATTAGGACAGGGCAACTTCTGAATAGCATTTCTTATGTAGTGGGGCAAAAATGATCGACGTTTCGGAATTGCTCACAGACCCAGATTTTTCCAGTACAGCAACATTGATCAAACGAGCCGCGACTATAAACGGGTACGGAGAGCAGGTTATAGTTGAGACACCCATCACAATAATAGCGGTTGTCCAGAGTGCCGGTAAAGAAACTCTTCAACGCATACCAGCCGGTGCGAGGCTGTCCGACATAATTGATGTATATTACAAAGGGACGCTGGAAGTTCAGAGTACGGGCGGGTATGCTGATGTTATTGTCTGGAGAGGTCGGCGGTATCAAGTGCAAGACACCGAGCAACGCGATTATTACACCAAGGCTATTTGTTCTCTGGAGGCTGTAAGTGCCTAATACCTCAGCTACAGGCGGGACACTGACCCAAGTCGCAGGGCCATTAGAATCAATAGACCTGCGGCGATTCATCGGCACGGCTCTTGCTGGATTGACCGGCATCGCGACTACATTAGTCCGCCCGTCATGGCAAGCGAACCCGCCGCCAGTTCCTGGGATAGATGTAGACTGGTTAGCGTTCGCAGAACAGTCCCGACGTGCTGATTATGACGCATACCAATCAACACCGCTGACCGGATTAGTATCGAACCAAACGCTGCACGAGGAACTTGATTACCTATTGAGCTTTTATGGCCCCTCTTGTGTTGCGATATCATCGGCACTCCGTGACGCGGCTTTTATCTCGCAGAATCGGGAGGCGTTCAAACTGGCGGGGATGGCTGTAGTAGGATTCAGCAACATTACCAGAGCGCCGGAACTCGTTAATGATCGCTGGTTTGACCGTGCCGATATGACAATGACAATCCGCAGAGAGATACGCCGCCAGTACAGTATTTTGAGCTTCGTTTCGGCGAATGGGACGATACACGCGAACAGGGACGTGTCAACGCTAACACGCACATTTACATCATAAAGGAGATAAATCATGGCAACAACTGGCCTTAACGTCGGGCGGCTCGTCCGTACAACTGTAAATCTGGCACCCATCGCCGCAGCACGCCGGGGTTTTGGCACACTGCTTATCGCTGGGGATTCAAACGTAATCGATGGAGGTGAGCGGCTGCGCTCGTATGCTGATATTACCTCAGTCGCAACTGACTTCGGGACATCCGCTCCAGAATATCTGAGCGCCGCATTGTATTTCAGTCAGTCGCCGCGACCTAGCCAGTTGATGATAGGCAGATGGCTACGTACTGCAACCGCTGCTATTCTAAAGGGCGGCATCCTAACGACCACAGACCAAACACTGAGCACATGGACGGCAATCACCGCAGGATCTTTTAACGTCACTATCGACGGCACGCTGCGCACCGTATCCGGCCTGAGTTTTGCGACACAGACCACACTCAACGGAGTAGCTAGCGTAATCAACGCCAACGCTGGCCTTGCTACATTCGGAACTATCGCATGGGATGGATCGCGCTTTACGCTGGTTTCCGCAACAACGGGGGTGACATCATCATTAACGTTTGTATCAGCCACAGGTGTTGCATTACAGCAGGACATTTCCGTAATGCTGAAAATGACATCCGCCCTTGCATTGACCCCCGTGCCGGGATTCGCCGCAGAAACCCCCGCCGCTTGTGTGACTGAGTTGGCTAATCGTTCGGGCGCATGGTACGGCATAACTTTTGCCGCAGCCACAATGCCAACTAATGACCAGAAAGTAGATGTAGCTGCATTTGTGGAATCTGCATCCCCCAGCCGAATCTTCGGAGTAACCGAGACCGATACCCGCGTATTGGATGCGACATATACAACCGACATGGCAAGCCGGTTGAAAGCACTTAGCTACCGCCGCAGCGTGGTGACATACAGTCCTAACGCGTATGCTATCGCCGCCCTATTTGGTCGGGCATTCAGCGTCAATTTTGCGGCCAACCGTTCCACCATTACTCTCATGTACAAACAGCAAATAGGTATAGTCGCTGAACTGTTGACTGAGACACAGGCACAAACACTCAAGGCCAAACGCTGTAACGTATTTGTGCAGTACATGAACGACACGGCAATCCTGCAGTACGGCGTAATGAGTGGTCAGGCGTATTTCGACGAAATACACGGACTGGACTGGTTCGCCGATTCTGTACAGACAGCTCTGTATAATCTGCTGTATCAGAGCGCAACTAAAATCCCACAGACGGACGCAGGGCAGAGCCAGCTTGTATCTGTAGCAGCTGGTGTATGTGTAGAAGCAATCAACAACGGTCTTGTTGGCCCCGGACAATGGAACGCGGACGGGTTCGGACAGTTGGCACGCGGTCAATTCCTGAAAGAAGGGTACTACATCTACACCCAGCCGATGGCACTACAAGATCAGAGCATCCGTGAGCAGCGTATTGCACCTCCAATCCAGATTGCATTGAAATTGGCCGGGGCAATACAGGAAATTGACGCTATAATCTCAGTGAACCGTTAATTAAAGGAGTTTAAAAATGGCAACTTATTCATTCCAAGACGTAGTCGCTGCAATATCCGGCATCGGCGGTTCATTCCCCCTCGCGTACGGAGCTGGCACCGCAGAGGAGGGCATCACAGTTGAGGCTGTAGGCGACAAAAGCACAATGGTAATCGGGGCTGACGGCTCAGGCATGCACTCGCTGGCCGCTGGGGAAGCAAGCACCGTTTCAGTGAAGCTGCTGAAAACGTCTCCCGTCAATGCAATGCTGCAGACCATGTATCACATACAGACGCACTCATCCATCACGCACGGGCGCAACATAATTACCATTGTCAACGTAGCGCGGGGTGATTCTATTACCCTGACCGGGGTGGCATTCAAAAAGCGTCCGGCTATCACATACGCCAAGGAAGGCGGAACGATCGAATGGACATTTGACGCGACAAACGCTACGCAGATTCTGGGCGTAGGCACACCGGAGTTGTAAAATGGAAAAAGTAATTAACGAGCATACATACCAAATCGGCAAAATCAATGCCCGTGACCAGTTCCACATAATCCGCCGCCTAGCCCCAGTGCTGGGCGGCATAGCTCCCGCATTACAGGGCGGTAAGGGCGGTATCGAAGCCCTACCGGAGATAGCTAATGCCATTGCCAAGTTGTCTGACGCTGATGCTGATTACGTGATATTCGGCCTGCTAAAAGTTGTGAGCCGCAAACAGTCTAACGGCCTCGGCTGGGGGCCTGTATCGACCGGAGAACTGCTCATGTATGACGATATAGACATGGCACAGATGATTAAATTAGCGTGGGAGGTACTATCATATAACATGTCTGGTTTTTTTGCCGCACTCCCCTCGGGTTCGCCCGAAGTGACCCCGAAAGCAAAAGACAAGTAGCGTGGGTATCGCTTCCCGGCGGGGAGGATTGGCTGTTAAAACCAGTGCTGCGGGGAATGTGCAAATATGAGAGCCTGATTGATTGCACTCTGGATCTGGCAGATGTTGCGCTACTAAATGACGCGATTGACGTTCAGGACGAAAACGAGACCCGGTACCGAGAGGCAAATATATGAGCGCGACAACTATAAAGGATTTCGTCGTAGGCCTTGGGTTTCAGGTCGATGAGTCCAGTCTGAAAAAATTCACCTCCATGCTATCCAGTAGCTCAGTTGCAGTGGCCGCAATCGGCACTGCGACTGTCGCTGCGGCTGGTATGATTGTATCGTTCGTTCAGGGCGTGGCATCCAGCTACGATCAGCTCGACAAACTCGCTACTCAATTCCGAGCATCTGCGGGGGCAATAGATGAGTTTATCGACACGGCGAAAATACTTGGAGTAAGCGACGAAGAATCAATTGGATCATTAAAAAACCTTGACCGTGCGATAGTCGATACATCAATGGGGCTGGGTCGCGCCAAACTTGTATTTGCCGATCTTGGTATTTCGGTTACTGATGCGGCTGGCAAAATCAAACCGACAACCGAAGTGATGGCTGAACTGTCGGAAAAATTCAAAGGCATGGAGCGCGGAAAACAGCTACGAGTCATGGAGCGGCTGGGCCTCGATTCAAAAATGCTGAAAGTGTTTAACGGTGATTTAGTTGCAATAAGCGCGGATCTGGAGGCAATCGACAAAGCGGCGGATTTCAACTTTGACGCGGCAATCAGCGAATCAAAGTCATTTACCCTTTCATGGCGGAAGATGCAGCAAGAAGTCGAAAAGTGGAAAATGCTTTTCAGCAAAGCCTTAGAATCCATCGCCGTAAAACTCATGCCTAAGTTCCGGGCATCTATTAAAACAATCACAGATAGCATGGTGACTTTCCGTGCAAAAGTCATGGCCGCAATGCCCGGTATTATCGCGGCGGTAATGCCTATCATTGATATTGTCATGCGCGTGGCAGAGGCGTTCACTAAAATTGTAGGGCGTGTCATTGGTGCTGTAGGAACTATCATCGGCTGGATTGTAAAAGCCAATAACGCCACCGACGGCTGGGCGGGGTACATACTTGCCGCCGCCGCCGCATGGAAATATCTTAATTTATCATTTCTTAAATCGCCGCTCGGTATGTTCATTGCTCTGGCCGCCGCTGTAGCACTGTT